TTGACCAGTTTAACAAAGGTGATATGAAGGGTGACATGGGTAGAAAACCTAAGGCACTTACATCACTTGTAAGAAACACAGTTAACATGATTGGCTCACACAACGTAGGACTTGTATGTACTAACCACACATATGCATCGCAAGATATGTTTGATCCAGATGATAAGATATCAGGTGGACAAGGCTTTATCTATGCATCATCTATTGTAGTAGCAATGAAGAAATTGAAACTAAAAGAAGATGAAGCAGGTAATAAAATTAGCGAAGTACGTGGTATTAGAGCAGGTTGTAAAGTAATGAAGACTCGTTATGCAAAACCGTTTGAAGGCGTACAAGTTAAAATTCCTTACGAAACAGGAATGAATCCATACAGTGGATTAGTTGACTTGCTAGAGAAAAAAGGCATGTTAGTTAAAGACGGTAATCGACTAAAGTATGTAAATTCAGAAGGCGAAGAAATGAAAGAATATCGTAAAGTTTGGGAAGCAGGCGGAGATGTGCTTGACAAAGTTATGATGGACTTTACAGCCAGAGAAAACTCTGTGATGGAAAATGAGGAATCCGAGGTAAATACCGAAGACGAACCAGTAGCTATTACAGAGGAATAATAAATGGATAATGCATCACAAATCGTAGACACGTGGCTGTTATATAAAGAACATGCTGACAAAAAGCACATTGAAATTTGTGCTGAAAAGTATGTAGACTTAATTGCTGATTACGGTGCTACTGATATGATCTTGAGAGAGTGTATCGGTAACTGTGATTTCTTAGATGACGCCATACGATATTACTTAGATATTGATGACGATGACGATGATTACATTGACAATGACTGGGATGAATAATGGGTTGGTATAGTGAAGTTTCACGAGATGTGTCTAAAATACCTGACGCTATTGCACATTACGAAAATGAACTAATAGAAGCTCGTAAAGAGTGTAAGTTAGTAGGCAACGTAGAAAAGTCATCTGCCGCCATGCCCGGTATTGTTGAGCATCGCTTTAATCAACTGCAAGAAATTGAAGCAATACTAAACTACTTAAACATTGAATTGCGTAGACTACGTAGTTCATACTTTAAGAAATATCTTGAAAATTATCAACGAGCTCTGTCTAGTCGTGACGTAGAAAAATACGTTGACGGCGAGGCAGACGTTGTTGACTATGAAAAGATTATTAATGAATTTGCATTAATGCGTAATAAATGGCTAGGTGTATTGAAAGCTCTTGATCAAAAACAATGGCAAATTACTAACGTTGTTAAATTAAGAGTAGCAGGAATGGAAGACGCTAGTTTATAATGATATCAGATGATTACAAAAAACAAATAGAAAAATTACATAGTAAAAAAAATTGGGGGACAACATCTACCTTAGGAAAAAAATGCCAAGAAGTAATAGAGAAATATAATCCAAAGTCTATATTAGATTTTGGTTGTGGCAACGGACAAATTACAGATTTATTAAAACAAACGTATCCAGAAAAAACTATTTACGGATACGATCCTGCATTTCATGATAGTATGCCAGACAATGTTGATATGATTATGAGTACAGATGTACTAGAGCATATTGAACCTAACTATTTAAAAAATACACTTGCTGATTTAGATAAGAGATGTAATATAGTTCAATATCACTTAATTGCATGTTTTAAATCTAAGAAAGCATTACCTGACGGTAGAAACGCACATCTAATAGTAGAAACACCAGACTGGTGGCAAGAACATATGTATAATAAAAGTTTATATAATGTTATTCATGAAGACGTATTCGCTAACATGGCGCCACTTAAGAAGGGTCCTCCTAAAGCAGTTGTTAAATACGAGTGTGTTTTACTTAAAAAATAAGGACGTATAAATGTATCAATTAGCAAATGGCTGGTATGTACCGGATAATGAACAAAAGATAACCGGACATGTAAGTCATAATCCAAACAAAGAAAATCCAACATATGAGAGTAGAGTAAGAGAACTTATATTAGAAGCACTTCCTCATTTTGGTACATTTGTTGATGTCGGTGCTAATATTGGTATATGGTCCTATCCGTTCTCTAAAACATTTGATAACGTAATTGCATACGAACCAAGTCCACGTAACTTAGAATGCTTATATAAAAATGTAGACGGAATTACAATACACGAAGTCGGACTTGGAGATATTAGTACAACCTTAAACTTTGTAGATAGTGTAGACAACTGTGGTAACGCACACATAGTAAATAAGAAAAAGAAACATTCTTATGAAATAGAAGTAAGAAAATTAGATGACGAACAATTACAAGAATGTAATTTAATAAAAATTGATGTTCAAGGTTATGAATGGCCTGTAATACAAGGTGCAATGAAAACAATAGAAAAATATACCCCTTGGGTAATATTCGAACCTAATCAAGACGTAGACGATATGGTAAGATATTTTAAAAGTATAAACTATACTCCACTACGTTGTAAAAGTAAAACATGTTGGGTATTTGCTCCTACGTCAGGACCTAATGCACCAAACAGTGCTTACTTTGGTGTAAATCAATACTTACAGCAACAGCAGATTATAAAAGACTTGTACTATGCCTAAAATTTATATTACGGATTCTACAGATGCAATAGTTGGAGACTTTACTCAATCTTTCGACGAAGTTGAGTCTACAAATTATGCAAACTTAAAAAACAACCAAGACAACACGCCAGTTATATTAAGAGGATTAACTGAACGCAAAGTAATACGTTTGTGTGAAAAACAAAAAAGAGATTACTATTATATTGATACAGGATATATGGGAAACCTGTATAAGCGTAAAGACTATCATAGAATAGTAAAAAATGATGTGCAAAATATGAAGCCTAAATATGATTTACCTGCAGATAGGTTTTTACAATTACCTCATGCAATATCAAATTTAAGATTTAAAGGTTGGAAAAAATTTAACGGACCTATACTTGTTGTAACACCTAGTGCAAAGCCTTGTATGTTTTATGGTATAGATAGAGATCAATGGGTAGAAGAAACAATTACAGAAATAAAAAAGCATAGTGATAGACAAATTATTGTTAGAGATAAAGCAGGTAGAGTAGAACGTGTTGGTAATAATAGTGTTCCTGTACAACTTGTAAATGAAAGAATACACTGTTTGGTTACATACAACAGTATAGCGGCAGTAGAAGCATTAAGTACAGGCGTTCCTGCTATTGCAACTGCACCTGGTGCGGCTGATTCTTTGTGTACAAACAATATTTCAGATATTGAGTCGCCATATTATCCAGATGAGGAAAAAGTTATAGCATGGCAAAATTGGTTAGCATATTGTCAATATACTCCTAAAGAGATGAATAACGGAACTGCTATAGCACTGATAGAAGAAATCAATGCAACTACATAAAGAATGGTATTTGCCAGACGAAGATAGAATCGGACATAAAAACATTGATAATGGTTTTCCTTGTCATGTAGTTTTACCACAAGCATTAAAATATGTAAAAAATTTTAATAGAGCAATTGATGTAGGTGCATGGATAGGTGATAGTACACTATTCCTTGCAAAACGTTTTAAGGAAGTGATTGCGTTTGAAGCACATCCAGATACTTTTGAATGTTGTGTTAAAAACATGCAACAAAGAAACCTAAATAATGTCAAATTAAATCAAATAGGTTTATCAAATAAAATAGGGCAATTAAATTTTCATCGTAGATTAAAATCTTCTAATTCTGGATGGTTGTCAAATAAAACACCTCCAAAGGATATTACTACATTACCTCCAATTACAGTAGCAACTACTTCTCTAGATAAACTTGATATTCCAAATATAGATTTTATAAAAATAGATGTTGATACACATGAAGGATATGTAATTGCTGGTGCATTAAATTGGTTAAAGAAAACACAACCTGTTGTAATGATTGAAAATAAAGTTAGAGCACACAATAGGCAATATGATGATATGCCTAATCCAGATATTTTACTACGCAATATTGGATATAAAATGGTCCAAAAAATAGATAAAGCAGATTACATATATGTACCACAAAATTATAACAAGTCTTAGCCATCTATATTTTGAAAATGGTTCAAATTTTAATTTACAATCTTGGGATAAACGATTTCCAAAAGATGTAGAAATACATGTTTTTAGTGAGAGTATTACTAACCCTAAAGGATTTAGTGACAGAGTAATATGGCATAATCTATATAAAGAATGTCCAGAACTTGTTGATTTTATTAGATTATATAAAAACAATCCTCACTACAACGGAAAGAAGCCAGATAAAAATGGCAATGTAAAATACAATTACAAATACGATGCAGTTAAGTTTGGGCATAAAATATTTCCCCTTTTAAGATCTTTAAACAGCAACGTAGATATAAAAGCGTATTGGATAGATGCTGATGTCTATTGTACAGCAGATATATCATTACTTACTTTAGATAGATGGATGCCTAATGATAAAATTGTAAGTTATTTAGGTAGATATGATAAACATAGCGAGTGTGGATTTATGGGTTTCAATCTACATCAAAAAACTGCTTTAGATTTTGTTCATCATTATGAAAAATATTTTTATAATAATAATTTAGATAAACTAAAAGAAACACACGATAGTCATGTTTTTGACGTAGCTAGAAAAACTTTTGGAAATATTGGATTATTTGAAGACTTGAATAATCAACGTACAGATGATAAAGCACCATTCAATAGTTCTGTACTAGA